CCACGGTCAATCCAAATGTCTTTCAAGGAAATGCTGGTCATGGCGCGATGCGCCTCCTTTCGGAAGGTTGAGTGGGGAGGGCAAATGGCTCCTGTCCTCCCCGTTGATGGTAGGCGCAAGCGCCTTTTCGACGTTAAGCCTCGCCTTTTACCGATTTGATGTTGTTGCGTGGTGGATCATCTGGGCGTTCTGGATTGAAACGCTGCGTGACATACGCGATGACACTTCCGCCAACAGCCTCTGGGATCAGTTCATCGAACGAACCGCCATCGGTCTTTAAGCCAAGCGACACAAGAAACTCTTTGAGTCTCCAGCGAGCGTCTGGTGTGAGATAAAAGTCAGTTGAAAGTTTACGTGATGCTAAGTCGATGTCTGCAAGGTCCTTTGGGTCTACGTCGTCTGAAGTGGAATGGAATTTAAGAGCGAAGCGAACGTAAGGGGTTTTGTTTTTGTTGTTGTCTCCGTATTCGAAAGAAGAAATCGTGCCGTGGTAAGTTCCTTCTGGAAGGGCTGCTGGTGCTTTTACATCGTCGAGTTTAGTTGATAAAAGGTCTTTGAAGTTCACAGACATAAGTTTTCTCCAGTTAAAATAGACCCCGCGAGGGGCCAACATTAGGCCAATGGCCTAATTCCTTACCGCTTTGAAATAGTCAGCAAGACCTGTTTCGAGCGGATAATTTTGCGCGACTTTCGAGGGCGCAGTGTTTTTACACTCAATAGTTCCTTGTGAAGTAGTGAAGATCTGGCGTTTGACATTTGCGCCCCGACCAGAGCTTTGAGCAAGCAAAACCGTGTTGAAATAACGACCGACTTTTGGTGGGAGCGCTTTGCCAAGGGTATTCGGATAGTAACGCTCCGGGCCATTGTCATCTCCCATCGGTTTGATGTGGCAATTTATAATCACGTTGCACTTCACGCCCTCGTCGTAGAGCATTCGTAAAAGGTTCTCGACGAGTGCTTGCGCAAGGCCCCAATCAGCTTGATGCGGATGCTGACCTAATCTCCCGTTCATGGCGAGGATGTAGGATAGGGCTGCGTCGGAAAGCATTGTAAGACTGTCGATGACAAGAACTGTATCGTCGCCCCATGTGGTGATGGAACCAAGCGACCGATCTCCGTCCTTCCAATCGCCCAACATGCCTGCAACCCGCTGCCAAACAGACGCCTTCGCGGGAATAAGTTTGCCACCGGCATTTTTCATGGGCTCAGTGATGGTGACGTATTCGACGTTTTGAATTGCGTCCTTTTCATACTTCCCGTTCGAAAGGAGATCGCGTAGGACATCCACTCCGTTGTCAAGGTCTAAAATGCGCACCTTGAACCCAGCAGATGCAAGAGACGCGAGCGCCCCTGTCTTTCCGGCCCCGGAGTCTCCAACAAAAAGAAGTTTGGTTGTGGTGGTTGAATGATGTTGTGAAAGAGGAGGCATGTTATTGGTTCCATAAAGCTGCAAGGGTGATCGTGATAACGAATGTTCCTACAAGAATGCAGATAAGGTCTGTCAAATGTCACCTCGAACTTGGAGAGGGTCCCAAACGCGCTGGGTGAAGTCGGCTTTAAGCCATTCTTTTCGGACTGACGGCGGAAGGCCGCAAATCTTGCGGAAAGGGCAACCGCCATACTGCCCACAGGATTTGTCATTCATTGGCCAATAACCATTGGCCGCATACAATTCTGCCGCCGCAAGGTATTGGCCAAGATCGTAATACCATTCTTCTAGCACAGGCTCAGAACGTGGGACTGTGCCGCGAAGAAAGCGGGTGAATGACTGCGCGATCTGCGCACCGTCAACAATGATCCCTTCGATTTGGATGTTGTAAACGACTTTGCCTGCGATGGCGTAAAGGGTCATCTGGTTGTCAGGAGTGAACTTGTCAAAAAATGATGAGTTGATTGTGCTTTTTGTGGTCTTGCGGTCCAGCACAAAAGCCTTCCCGTTCAACATCGCCAGACGATCTAAGTGCCCACACAACAAAATACTTTCACCATGTTGTGAGGTGTAACCGCTGTCAAAACGGAACGAAAGTTCGACCGCTGGTTTGCCATTCGCAAGGCGAACAGTTTCAATCGGATCGTTTTCGAATTGCAGCAAATACCAGACAACACTTCTTAGCAATGTGAGCCTGTTTTTGTTTGGATCGTCTGAAATCCACGGGCGATTTTTCTTTTCATCCCATGTTATTGTCAACACGTATTTTACGACTTCCCGCACAGCCTGTTCGTAATTCATACCGCCAAAGCGCAAGTGATCGTATTTCTCAAGAGCGGAGTGAAAATGCAGGCCAAAGGTCAAATGAACGCTGATTTCACGCGGTTGCCAGCCCTCAAGGATCGATAACTGGTAAAGCCTTGGGCAAGTTTTGAACGCGCCGATGGAAGTCGAGTCCCACGCAAATTGGAAGTTTGGGGAGATTTTGGAAAGTGAATTGTTGGTCATGGGGCTTCCCTGACTTAGTTGGTGGAGTGCTGGCCGCTGCCGGTTTGAATGAACCGATAGCCCTGCTTTAATTTTGTGTCGATCATCTCAGATCGCTCGTGAAGTTTTTGGGCGTATTGAATGAGCCTTTCAAGTTGCTCACACGCCTCATCCCCCATCCACGTCCCTGCTTGATGGCGCAGAGAGTCGATGAGGTCTTGTAATTCTTTTGATGTCATTGTTTGGCTCCTAACGCCTACGGCGTTTAATCTAGTCCGGACAAAAGTTCGTCTACCGATAGTTCGGGTTTCGGGCCTTTTACGGGAGCTTTTCGCTCCTTCTTCACCTTCGGCGTTGCCTCCTGTTGCGCGAACTTTTCCCTCTGCGCACGGAGGTAGGAGATGATGTGGTCTGCTTCTGCGTCCGAGATTTGCGGGGCGCGGTTCATCAATTCTTCAAGAGAAAACGGGGAGGCTTCTTCGAGCGGGTCCGGGCTTTGCCCGTCACTCTGTGATAAAGTCGGAGATTGTTGGGTCGAATTTGACTGGTTTTGCATTTGATCTCTTTCTTAAAGTTTGTGCCCAAGCGTGAACCATTTCTCTTATGGCCCGTGAGCGCCCAACCGTGCGGATGCCTTGCCGACAGAAAACTGCGTCGATCAATTCAAGGTCTGCGCTGTAAAGGTGTAGGTGAATTTTTGTCGTTTCGTTTTCGAGCCGAGCGCCCATTTAATCATCTCCAAAAAGGTCGGCAAGGGAGTAAAGCGGCCCCTCACCTTGTGGGTTTTGTTTGATCGGTTGAGCCGCTGACGCTGGTGTCTGATGGGCATTGGGATGACGAAGGTTTTCATTTTTAACAAGCCATATATGGTTCATTGAAGAAGGTGATCTGGAGATTTGAATGATTTCAAGGTCAGGGTCTTTACGACGCGCTGCATACAAACGCTGAAGTGACATCTGGTAGTTACCTAAAAGCTCGACTTCTATTCCAAAGTCGGAATTGTAGGCTTCGTAAAGGATTTCAGCTTCGCGCATTGGAACACTCTGGTTTCAAAAAGAGGGGAGCAAAGATTTTGTGCCTTGCTCCCCCAAGGGCAGGGGCGGGAGGTTTTGCCCCTGTTTCCAAGGAGTCAACTTGGAACTTTTAAGCGGCCTCGTCGAATAGATCGTCGAGAAGATCGCCTGCGATTTTGCGGGAACTTTCAAGGCGGCGCTGTGCCTCTTGCTTGATCTCTGGTTTGTGCTGCAGAACTTTGGCCACGTAATCTGCGATTTGTTCTGAAGAATAGTCAGCAGGATTTCCACCTTTTTTCCGTATAGCCGCGAACACCTGCTCTTTAGCAATCTTATTCGCCTCTTTCAAAATCGGGTCGATGCCAGCCTTTGCGCTCTTTTCAGAGAAAGCATAGGCATCTGCAAATGCTTGAAAGGAACTTTCGACTTCAGCATGGTCCACGCTGTCGTTGTCGAGCTTTTTTAATTTCGCGCTTAGCGCCGAACGAATGCTGTCTGCAAGAACTTGGTTCAACTTTGCAGCTTCTGCCGAGGTCAAAACATAGCCTTCGGAATAAGGCTGCGCGACTTGAACTGTGATGTTATTTGGAAGGTTTAGAGTGCGCATAAAAGGGCTCCTTTTGTTTATGCCATTTACGATAGTGCCACAAAGTTAAACCCATTGCAAGAAAATAATCTTGCGCTGGGGAAAAAAGTTAAGTCCATTACATACTGCCTAGTTGATGGGTTTAGGCGGTCAAAGGCCATGCCATTTGCACAGCATCACAAGTCTCCCCGGCTTTTTCTTCTCGACACGGCGCTCATACGGCGAATACCGTTGCTCCTCGTCGCCTTCCGAAACTTCCCTTTGGACTTGGCGAGCGGCTTNGCGGGCTTCTGCCTTTTCGTCTTTCTTCTTACGTCGATACGCGGCGCGGCGCGCTCGTTGGGCTTCTCGATATTCAGCGTCCGTCTCCATTCTCAATTTGTGCGAGGCGTTTCTTCGATCCTTGCGGGCTTGGAGGAGCGCTGCTTTTCGCGCCTTTTCGTCGAAGTCGATGGACTCGCCCTGCGACGGCGCATCTTGTGATGCGGAGTTTGAGTGCGATTTGGGTATAGGAAAGTCCATTGTGCAAGCTCCGCTCAAGTTCTGCGTCGAGTTCGGGGGTCCATTTTATATTTACAGGAAGGCGCTCAATGTCGGGAAGGGTAATGTCTGGGTTCATGGATGGGCTCGGCGGATAGCAGACGCGATGTTTTGAGAAGGATCGAGAGCATCTACGAGTCTTGCGCATTCCTCACGGATTTGCGGTTCGATGTAATCGAATGCGATTTCTGCAAGGTCTTTCATCGTGAAGTATGTCGGGGCCTCGTCGAAGAAAGTTGCAAGGCGGAGAATGAGCGCTTCTTTTTCATTCTTGGTCATTTTTCACTCCAAGCACACGTTTAGAACGGCGAATTGCTTCTTCAAACGACATTGAGGGATCGTAATAACGTCGGGTAACAAACCATCTAAGGCAATGGCGGATTTCTTTTTCTCGCTCTGCGTATTCCTCAAAAGATTTGCGAAGGGTGGATAGTTCAAAGTCTTTTTCTTTCAGCATTTGTGTCAAGCGTTCGATGTCGCCGTCACTCATCCCCACTCTCCCAATACTGGCAATAGAAATGCTCGCCACAAGCGTCTATCTCTGACTGCGGGTAGCCGTTCTCGACAAGCCATGCTTTTACGTCAGTTACGTTGTCAGGTATCGGCTTTGGAAAGCCATACATCCAACCGCTGGGTGGGTCGATCACGCGGGGCATTGTTCCTCGCTTTGCAGTTTTAGTTTCTGGTTTATGATTGTGAATTTGTTCGAGATCGTGTTTTCACTCGCCTTGTAATATGCGGCGATTTGTTTGTGAGTCATGCCGGTGCGCTTGAGGGCAAGAAGGGAATGCTCGTATTCGGAAAGTCCTGCGGGGTCTTTGTATCGTCTTGACTGCGTGTCGGTCCTGACATTCATTTGTGTCGCTCCTTGATCGCAGAAATAAGTTCTGCTTTTCGTTCTTCAATCTTTAACTTTCCGACAATATACGGATCATAAGGGTCGAATTGCTCAATAATCTTTACCGCTGCTTGTAGCGCGTCATTGTAACCCGCCTCATAAAACATTTTCAAAAGCGCACCTTTTGTTGCAGCGTTCGACATCAATAATCTCCGCTTATAAGNAANTGCGCGATGTAAGCTACGCNTCCNGCGAAGAACACAATCGCAGCGTAGATAGCGATTTCGTTCAAGATGTTATCGTCGATCATGTGTTGAACCTTGTCACAGTTGCATTCCACACAGGGGAAAAAGTTAGTTTTGTCGGGTCTTGTGCGTCTTGTGTGATGAACTGCGTAGCGACCGGCCCGACTCCAAGCGCCATCCAGTAACGCGCCCCCGTCGCTGGCTTACCGTTCCATGACTGTATATACGAAAAGACTAAAACGTCTGAATAGGATTGGGTTGTTGCGATGTAGGTCGGAAGGTGCTGTTCGAAAGTCACAATTTGTTCGCCGGAGCCAAAGGCTGGTGGCCAGCATTTCAAAAAGTCAAATTGTGGTTTGTTTTGATATGTCGAGCCTATCGCTTGGAACTCCCCCCAACCAATTGCAGGTGACAGCACAACTTTTTTGTTGTTGGGGTAATCGTCGCGCCATTCTGCAATCCCGAAACCTGGGTTGTAACGGTAATACCAGCGGTTTAGCCATGTGCCGTTGGCGTCATAGTTGTTGTAAAGCATGGAGTCAGAGCCGGAGTCGTAAGAAAAGACGCTTGTGAAGTTTGGAGCGTCGGGAGCTTTGTAGTCGAAGCGTCTGAGCTCATGGGTTTTGAAAAGCGGCCAATAAGCCGGGACAAAAATTGGGTTACTCGCCATAGTAATATCCTCCAATTGCAGGGCCGTAGCTCGAACCTTCGTATTGCCCGGCAGGGCCGTAATAGGATGTGGAGCCAGAATTGCTATACGAGTTTCCTAAGTATTGCCCGGAAGGTCCGTAGTAAGTTGTTGAGCCGGAGTTGCTGTATGCGCTTCCTTCATACCCTCCAGAGGGTCCGTAAAAAGATGTGCTTTGTGCCATGGCTGGTGTGGATAGCAGAAATGCGGATAGTGCGTAAAGCGTTTTCATTCTAATCCCTCCAAAAGATCGTCGAAATCGAGCGGGCTCAAAGGCGTCGGTGGTGGCGCAAGGGTAGGCGGCGTTGTGGCAGGTTTCCATTGAAATGCCTTCCGAGCGCAATCTTCTGGGTCAGAAAGCCAATGCTGCCAGAATGATGCAAAGTCCTCAACAGGGATTTCAGTCACAAAGCGCGACGAACGATTTGCGCCGACCGAAAAGAACCCTGAGATTTCAATGCTGCGTCCTTCGTCACGCGGGGCGAAGTAAAGCGCGGGGATCACTGAGATCCCTACGCCTTGTTGCGGGGCGAATGATGGAAGGCCGGAAATGCGTGGGCGAGAAGGGTCGAAGTAGTGCATGACAAAAGGCTCCTGAAGGGAAGGGGGCTTTATGCCTCGAAGTCTGCAAGGTTGGCGAGGATGAGGGTGTGTTTGGTGCGGGTT